GCGAACTAGAAACGCTAGACGACAGAAGGCGGTATACGATGTCATCGCGTGGATGGGTGAAGCCGTTATCGCGTTGTACAAAGAGTTTATGCGTCCTGATGAAGTCATCCCGGCTCGACTTTTGGACAGCCCCAACGTAGAGCAGTTGACCAAAGAGCTTTTGGTAATGAACGAAAACGAGCGTGCTTTGGATTACGATTACGAAGCTGTACCGTTCTCTGCACCAGAAGCAAACCGAGTTGTGTTGCTCAAGCAGTTGGAGCGTTTTGCTCCTGTGCTCTTAAACAATCCTATGGTCAATCAAGACAAGCTCATTCAGCAGCTCTTGGACTTGCTACTCATGCCAAACGTAAAGGCAGAGCAGCCACCGCCACAACCCGGTATGCCAGGTATGCCACCAGAGGGAGCCCCTCCAGGAGCGATGCCCCCAGGGATGAACGCACAGGGCGTGCAGGGGCTTGACCCGAATACACTTCTTCAGATGATGGGGCAAGGTGCTCCAGAAGATACACCTATGAGCGGGGGAGGAACCCCCGAAAACTTACAAGAAGGCAGCGTCTCTGGCGGTGTCGGAGGAGAGGGAGTCTAATGCCACTATACGATGCCCGTTGCCCAGAGCATGGAAGACAAGAAGTCTTTCAACTACTTGCACATTTTGAAGATGGATTGAGATGTCCGATTTGCGACAGAGAGGTATTACGCATTGTAAGCCCTGTTGCACAATCAGGTCCTAGTGATGATAGGCCCTTGAAAATTAAACAAATCGGTAAGACCTTTACAACCAAAACGCAGCTCAAAGAATACTTGAAGGAGAACCCAGATTGTGAGATGGTTAGCTCGTCTAGCAGTCAGTGGAAGGACTTCAAGCATACTGCCAGAGAGAACGCGGATTCCCATTACAAACAAAAAGGCTATCGAGATAAAGATGATTATAGAAGGAACATCCGTAAAGACATGGCCGAAAGAAAGCGTGAAGCCGCTTCATTAGCTGCAAAAAAATCTTAGGAGTTTATGATGTACGATAAAGGTGAGCACAAGAGCGCAGAGGAATGTCTGCTAGACCTTATGAAAGAGAATCTCCCTCCAGAGGAAGTCATTCGCCGTTTTAAAGAGAAAGGCTACAGCCTTGAAGGTGAAGGTAAAGAGGAGGAGTCTGAAGAAGTAGAAGAAAAGGAAGAAGAAGTAGAAGAAAAAGAAGACGGAAAAGAAGATGAAGAAGAAGGTGTGATGGACCTTAAAATCAAAAAGGTCACTGTTATGGGCGATGAGGAAGGAGCACACCCTGTTCCCCGCATGGCCAAACTAATTCGAGTAGCCCGTAAAGCTATGAAAGGCGACAAGGAGAAGTAGCCATGAAAGAGAATATGATGAAAGAAGACATTATGTCTTCAGATGTGCAAATTGATGAAATTGGTGACACCAAAATGGGTGAAGCTAAGGGAGTTATGAACTTCCCTAAAGAGCGAAAGCGCGTAGCTAAAAAGATTATGAGCCAGCAGATGTTTAAAGGACTTCCTAAGCAGTGGAAGGGCCGAGGAGATTACTTCTTTGAAGCTCAAGATGACGGTAGTTTAAAAATCACAGGCGGCGATAAAGCTAAAAGCCTTACGGGTGGAAAGTCTACAGTTATCACCGATAAAGTAAAGATTAAAGAAATCTTAGATAAAGCTCGTGACGGTGACGTTATTGAAGAAAATGTAACGTATAAATCTAGTGATATGTCTAAGGAAGAAATGGATACCGTTCCGCAACGCACCATGTTCGATAGTTCCGACTATCAAGCTGGAGGGGGTATTAAATCTTTCGGAGAAAGTGACGCAGAAGCTGGAATGGAAGAACGTCTACAAGAGTCTGGCCCTGATGTGCGAAAAGCAGATATGGCTAGAGGGGTAGATTTAAATATGCTTATGGAAAGTGATGCTTCCGCCGACGACCCCCTTCTCCAAAACTTCAAACAAACTAGAATTCTTTTACAGGGTATGGTTGAGAGAGCTGAAAATGAACAGCAAAAAGCTGCTTATACAAATGCTTTGAAAGAAGTTGAACAAAACTTTAGGAAAACACTACAGCAGCGCGGAATTGCATTAAATAAAAAATAGGAGAAGTTATGGAAGAAACTACTGAATCCCCGGCAGTAGCTGAAGCACCAGCGACAGATACAGCCCCTGTTGAAACTGCTGAACCTGTTGAAGCTGCAGAGCCACCTGCAGAAGAAGCTCCTGCGGAGGCGGAAGCCCCTGCAGAGGAGCCCGTTACGTTCGACTCATTTGGGTGGGACGATTGGGATGGCAAACATGAAGCCTTTCCAGAAGACATTCGAGGTTGGGCAGAGAAGATTAACGGCTACTGGAATCCTAAAATTAAGGAGCATGAGGAAGATGCTGCGCGCTATCAGCGTTTGTACGAAGCTCTTTCTTATGGTCAAGAGGACCCTCGTCTTAACGAGTTGCAAACAAAGAACACCGAGTGGGAGACTAAATACACCACTTTGGAAAACGAGCTGAATGGTTTTAAGGAATCTTTAGAGGAGTACGAAAACCAGCAGGTCGAGGAGTTTGTTACTAAGTTTTACGACACACATGGCGAGGAGCTGGAGCAAAACCCAGAACTTAAAAGTGCAGTTACAACCTTGGTAGAAAACGAGTTCGACCCTTACTACGCGGTCAAACTAGCGAAGCTAGGGTCGGATGCTGCAGAGTTTGCACTAGAGTTAAAGAAAGAAAATGTTCCAGATAAGCGAGCCTTGGAATTGATTTCTTTGAAGTTTGGTGCTAAAAATACACCATCGGCGCAGACTCCTGTGCAGCCATCGCTTTCTAAATCACAGCAAGCGGTGACTGGAGCGACACCAGCCCATCGGCCTCAAAAACCGGTGGTGAGGATGCAGGATTTAAGCAGGAGAGATCAACTCTCCCGCGCTGCAAAAATAGCAATCGCTTCTAATAGAAAGAGGTAAATAATGGCATTTTCACCTGACGTATTAGTCACCGCGTTGCAGGAACTTATTCCTGGCTACTCGGAGACTTTCACCAAGTGGCACCCTGCTTTCGATGCAATCGTAAAGAAGGGACAAAAGGTCACTGCAAAAGGTCCTTACCGAGAGTTCGCTCTCGTTCCAAGTGGACCTGGACAAATCACCCCCATCTTGACCGGTAACGAAGTTATCGCAGGTGGTCGTACTATGAATTCTGTTCGCGCTAATACCTATGCAGCGACCATGATTTACGCATACGACGTACCGGGTCAAGACCTTCGGGAAGCAAATGGAGAGATGGACCTCGTTCAACTCATCAAGCGTTACCCCGAACGAGCTATCATGGACTTCCATGAGCGCATCGCAGAACAGTTGGTAAACGGAACTGGCGCGGGTGCCAGCTCTTTCCCAACATTCAACGGTAACGTTCAGTACGACCCCAAAGGTCTTGGTGCCCGCCGCGGTATGTTCGAATATGCGGCTCCTGCAGCTCAAAACGATGTTGTATTTGGTGTTCAAAAGAACTCCATCACAGGCTGGCACAACCAGTACCGCGACATCACGTCTTTCGCTGCTAACGGTCGTAAGCACATGCGAGCGGCTTACTACGATGCAAGCCAGGAAATGGCTAACGCAGAAGGCGATGTTGACTTGCTCTTTGGTGACCGTGGCTCCTTCGACAATTACCTCGAAGACCTTGATGACCAAGTTCAAATCATCACGCCATCTACTGAAGCGGGTGACCGTGCTCCTAGTAAGCTCCGTCAAGGTGCTAAGTTCTTAGGCGCTACGTTCTACTCTGACCAGTACATCGACATTAACAATGCCGTCAACGCTGCAACCCCTGTGGCAAACGGTCTCATCTACGGAATCCACTCCAGCACATGGCACTTGTACACCATGGGACACGATGCAGGTATGGAAACCAAAGGCGACTTCGCGCAACGTGGTCCTATCCGTCATCCGACGCAAGACATGTGGCGTTACGAGTTCGTTCTTAGTATGGGCATGTACTGTGATAACCTTCGTTGCAACTTCGCCGTAACTGGCGGAAACCTACCTTAAAGGAGACTTATCATGGCAATCGATACTGGAATTGGAATTAGTTTACCTAAGTTAAATAGCTTGGGCACGTTTGACGAATCCGTAACTACCACAGCCCAAGCACCTTTGGGACAAACTGTTCTACAGCCCGCGGGAGCCGACGGTGCTGGTGAGAAGGTTTGGATTTACGTTGGGATTACTTCAGGAGTTACAGCTACGTTGTCCAAAGGGCAGGTAGTGGTACAAGATGCCGCCCAAGGCTATGGAAACGTAGAAGTAGGTACCGCTGTAGATTTAGGTCGCGCTGTAGGTGTGGTACAAGAAACTTGGCCAACTTACGCAGACTTTTCACCTACTGCAACAGAGCTGTACGGCTGGGTTTTGCGTAAAGGTGAAGGGCTTGCTTCAGATGGTGGTATTGTTGCAAATCAGGGAGCTATCCTTGACGCAGCAGGTGCTGTACAAGCGTCTGGTGGTGTTACAGCCGCAAACATCGGCTTTTGTAAAGCCGTCGCAGGACCCTTTGCTATCTGCGTTTTTAACTGTAACGGTTAATTAACTTTATGGGGAGTTCTCTGGACGGGAGGACTCCCCTCTTTTCTTATGGGGGTGTGCCATTTACAATTTAAAAGGCATTCGTGAAGCTGTATTTGCAAGAGCGGATTGGGCACCTTCTCAATCCACCGTTGCTATTGAGCGTACAAACGGTTGGATCAACGCGGCTTATATGCAGATTGCAGAGGAAGCCCCGTTCTTATTTTTTGAAGACATCATCCCCTTCAGTGTAGACCCCGATGCAAAACCTACACGAACGGACGATACGGTGTCAGTCCTCGCTACAGACCA